TTCTGCTCGAAGTGATCGAGCCCCTTGTTCTTGAGGAGCGCCCCGGTGACCGTGGCGAGCTTGTTGAACTCGTTGGTCGACAGCCCGACCGCGTCAGCGCTGCCCTTCCCGAAGTCGTGGATCTTCTTTGCCGACTTGCCGAACACGGCGTCGACCCCACCAACGGACTGCTCAAGGTCGCCGGCTGCGCGAACCGTGTCCCGCATGAACGCCACGAGAGCTGTCCCTGCCACCGCAGCGGCCCCAACGGCCATGCCCTTAAGCGCGGCAGATGACCCGGACAAGGAAGACTCCATGCCCTTGGACTTCGCCGACGTGCCGTCAAGATCCTTACCCAACTTCGACGTCGCCGACGACGCCTCAGCCATGCCCTTGTTGAACGGGCCGCTCACCGCGACCAGTGTGACCTTCACGGTCTGATCAGAAGCGGACACGCGGGCACCTCCTTCGGTACGGTGGCGGGCATGGATCGGATACCGCAGCGCTTCCAGTGGCTTGGGCTACTGCTCCTCGGCCTGGCTTGGATCGCACTGTGCGAGGTGCTGCCAGACCCCGGCCTCATGACGAAGCTGATCGGGTATGCCGTGGCAGCAGCGGGTCTCGCCGGGTGGCTCTACATCGAGTCCAAGAACCTCGGCAAACCCAAGAGCGACCGACGCTAGATCGGAAGTTCAGCGCGAAACGTGAGCGCTTGACGGTGCTTGACGTCATCGCCCTCGTACTGCTTCTGCCGCTTCGCCACCGCCGTGCAGGCGTGGCAACGATCCGGTGCCGGCGACGTCCACTTCCGCTCTAGAGCAGGATCGTGTGAAAGCCACGTCGGATGTCCACACCCCGGGCAGCGTGCCCGATCAAGCATGTCAGCGGCCTGCGCCAGCGCCCAGTCCCGAGGGGACCACGCCTCGCCCGGCAGCCGCGACCCTCGGGCCACAGAAAGTGGCACTCCCAGACGCATCGCTGCCGCCACCTCAAGCGCTACGTCGCGGTTTCGAGGATGTGCGAGGCACTGCGCGAGAAAGGGACCGACCACTGGCCGCCGGCGGCCCTATCCGCAGCAGCGTCCACAGTGAGTGCGAAGGTGTGCACCCCGATCGCGTCACGCAACGCGGAGAAGTCCTCCCACGTCATCGTGTCGGCGTACACGGCGCCGTCGGGGCGGGTGACCTTCCGGCACATGGCGGCGACAGCCCGCAGGTTCATTTCGTCGGGGTTGTCACGACCCCTCATGTCCTGCCGGATCTGGTCACGCTCCGAGTGCGTCAACGCCTCGAACGTGAACGTGAGCGCCGAGGCAGCCATCTCGGCCTCGAGTGCCCGGACCTTCTGCGCGGCCACGCTCAGGGGGGACTTCGCACCCATGCGCTTGGTGCCGCCGCTCTCAGCGAGCGCTTCCAGCTCGGCCTCCGCTGCCTCGATCTTCTCCCGCAGGCCCTGCTTGATGGGCACCGTGACAGTCGCAGACGGCCTGGACGCCTCAGCGAGCAGGGCTCGAAGGTCGGGGATCTCGATCGGTCCTGACGATGACACGGGTGCTCCTTCTGGCTGATCGGCTGATGACGGCTGAGCGAAGGTGACGGGCGCGCCTCAGCCGGGGAACGCGCCCGCCACCAGTCATGGGATTAGGCGACGAGCGCCTTATCCGAGGCGACAGTCCCCGTCACGAGGACGCCAGACTTCGCCTTGAGCTCCGAGTTCGACTCCGGCTTGAGCTTCACCGGGCCGTAGGAGATCTCCACCGGCCACACGTCGACCTTGTCGCCGGTCGCCCATGCCGTGTCCACGTGCTTGCCCCACCGGACCACCAGGTAGCCCTTGGCGCCCTGCACGAGCGCGGCGTACGCCTTGTTGATCGGCGCAGCGGCCAGCCCCTGCGGGTCGTACGCGTAGATCAGGTCCTCGATGGTGAGGGTGACGGTCCCGCCGCGCTGCTGCACCTGCTTGGAGCACATGCGACGCACCTCACCCACCTCAACAGAAGCGTCCGGGGAGAACGTCTCCGTCAGGAGGCATTCCAACGTGACGGACGTAGCCGCGTTGATCTCAGTCGCCAACTTCGGCGCGTTCACGTCGGCGATCGTCGGGACCCACTTGACGGAAACCGTCTCGTCGGATGCAACGCCAGTGATGATGGTCGGCACAGGTCAGCCCTCCTGGGCATCGGAGGCAGTGGACGCCTCGGGGTGGATGTGGTCGGCTGATACCGCGCCCTTGGCGACGCGGAGCTTGGTGGTGAGCGGACGGCCGTCGTTCCCGACTGCCGGCTTCGTCAGCGGCTTCACGCCGGCTGCCTCCGCAAGAGAGGCGGGGATGGAGATCTCTGCACCGTTCTCGGCGCGCACACGGACGAAATCGGGCATGACGAAGAGCCCCTTTCTCACGGGGTGATGGGTTGAGGTGGGTCAGTTCAGAGAAGTGCGAACCGCGTACTGAATCGCAGCCACAAACGTTGCCTCAGGCAGCGACTCGTCCCGGTACGCATCCGCTGACAACTCAAAACGCATCCGCCACGGCCCCAGCAACGGCCGGTAGTCCCGCAGCGCAGTGCGCGCCATCGACGACCCCACGTCCGCGGTACGAGCCGCCTTGAACGGGTCCACGTGACGCGCCACCGACAGCACACGCACCGTCCACATGACGTGATCCGTCGTGTCAGTCATCCGCTGCCCAGCCTCATCCGAAGGCGCCGCACGCAACAGCAGATAGGCCGTCGGGAGCGGGCCATCAGGGACCGCAAGCTCGTAGACGGCGCGTGACGGCACCTGAGCCCTCAGGCGAGCGGCAACGTCCTCGACGAGCGTCATTTCATCGACTCCCCGACCACCTTCGCCGCCCACCGCATGAAGTTCGGCACCTCAGAGGCGAGCGGGGCCATGATGTCCATGACCGGCGCATTGTTGACCGACCCGAACGCGGCAATATTGGCCAAGTTGCCCTGGCCGCGCTTGTCGAAACCCACCGTGACCTTCACCTCGGCCGGGGACGACTCCACGTCGTACGACACCGCACGAGACAGTCCGGGCAGGTGGCTGTGCCCTGACGCGGCACGCTTCATGTCACGCTTCATGTTCACGCCGGCCTTGTTGGCTACCGGCACAATCGCCGCCATCGCCTTCGGGGGAGCAGCGCGGAACCGTGCCGCGAGCGCATGAACCTCCGACGTGTCCCACTCAGGCATCGCGTGTCACCAGACGGCAGGGGATGCGGCGAGCGGTCGCATTCGTCTCCACGTGCAGGCCCGTCACCGCCAACTCGAGGTCAACGAGGGCGGCGTCATTCGCGGCCGAGGTGATCCGCACGACGTCGCCGTCACTCACACCCTCAGAGCCGGCCACGGGCAGGTGCACGTAGACCAGGTCCGAAGACCATGCGGCCTCGCCAGCATCGGCCTGCTGCGGGTTGGGCAGCATGTTCCGCACCCTGCACGGGCCGGAGTAGATGACCGTGGGAGCGTCGTCGGTGTAGAGGCCCGTCGACGGGTTCCAGACGCCGTTGCCAGTGTGGCGTTCCACGGTGCACGTGTCGCGCATCATCGACTCGGCGTGGGCTCGCAGTTCAGGCAGAGCGCGGGCAATGTCGTCACCGAGCATCACGGCCACCAGAGATCAGGGCGAACAACGTCAGGCTCGAACGTGGCCTGCACGCTGTATGCCTCAGCATCCTGGGCGTCGAGCAACCCGAGCTCGTCCCACCATCGGTCCTTGATGGAGACCTCGCCGTCGCTGGAGCGGTAGGTGCGAGCCGTGCGCCCATCATCCACAGACACCTCAACCCGCGTCGCATCATCTGGGCGACGCACATGTGCCGCCACAGCCCGCACGACAACGCTGTCCACGTCATCGGCGGGGATGGATGCCAGGTCAACGCCAAGGGCAGCCGCTCGACGTTCCACCAGACGGACAGCGCGAGCGATCCATGAGGACCACTGCGCCGCCTGCCCGGTAGCGACGGAAGGGGTGGGGACGCCGAGCTCGATCGCCACATCCTGCGGTGTCACAGCCATGACGTCCCCACCTCCCTCACTTGCTCTTGACGTAGCCCGAGTCGAGCAGCGGCTCGAGGATGCCCTTCGGCACCGTCGACACCGCCCCGAACGGGCTCTTGACCTTCACGTAGTCGACGTCCTCGACCTCGGCCACGATCGACTCGTCGGTGTTCTCGACGACCTCAGCGATCCGGTCCTCAACGGACTGGACCTCGACGTCCTCGACCTCGGCCACGGCGTCGGTCGTCACGGGCTTGCGTGCAGCCATGATCAGGCCGCGTTCGTGAACTTGACGAACGACGCAGCGTCGTTGACGAGGAAGCCGTACTCGGCCTCCGCGAGGATCGCCACGAGGTTGTTCTCGAACAGCGACACCAGCGTGCCGTTGATCGTGACCGCCGCCTCGGTGGAGACCTTGTAGGAGATGCCACCGACGGCACCCCACGCGACCTGCGTCCAGTCACCGAGGTAGCCGTAGATCTTCGGGGTGGCGGCGTACACACCATCACCCATGAAGGAGGCGCGACCGAAGAGGCGACCCTCGCGCAGCGGCGCGTTGGTCTCGACCGCGGGCGAGTCGATCCACAGCGGGCGACCTGCGGTGTCGCGCTCGCCGTTGAACACCGGCTCCATGCGCGAGTCCCAGGCCCAACCGTTCGGCTTCTTGCCGGCGTTGACGAGCGTGGCCAGACCGGCGTTGAGGTCGGTGTAGACCGCGGTGAACGCCGGCGCCGTGCCGGTGAACTCCTGCGTGGACGACCCGGTGTCGAGGTTGGTCGTGAACGGCGACGCGGTGCCGTGCAGCGCGGCCGCGTCGAACGCGACGGCGAAGGCCTCCGCGATCTGCGGACGCAGCAGGTCCATGTAGCCGCCGGGGTTGGCCCGGACGACCTCAGCGGAGACGACCGCGATCGCGGCCAGCTTCTTCGGGTCCATCGTCTTGAGCGCGATGGAACCCTGCGAGGCGGGCTTCTGCGCGCCCTCAGCGACCCACCCAGCGCTCACCTTGCCGGTGACGACGGGGATGGACTGACCGTTGATGCCGAGCGGGACGCGGCGCGCCAGTCGCTGCACGACGGACTGCTGGGCGGCCTTCTCGAAGATCGCCTCGGACTGCTCGCGGGTCAGGAACCCGGAGAAGTCGGAGGTCTTGGTTGCGGCGGTGATCGCCATGACGTCCTCCTAGGACAGTTGCGGCATCACAAGATGCCGAGTTTGGACCTCAGCGCCTCTTCAAGCGCGTCGGAGTTGAGAGCAGGCGGCGTGCCGCCCTGCCCGCCCTGTGTCAGGTCGGGCTTTGGTGTCGGGGTTGTCGACTGGGCCATCGCGGACAGGCGCTCTGCCTGCCGAGTCAGGGACTCTTCGTCGCCAGCGGTGAGGAACGTCTCCGCGTCCTCGTCGCTGATGCCGTGCTTGGCCGCGATGCGCCACCTCAGAGCCTCCGCCTTCGCGGCCGCGGCCTCCTGGGTGGCGGTCTGCATCGCCGCTTGGGCCTTCTCAAGCTCACTCATCTGCGCGTGCTTGATCTGGTCCAGCTCGGTTGCCTTGAGACGGTTCTCCTTCGCCTCATCGTTGGCCTTGGCCAGCGCCGACCGCAGAGCCTCGATGGTCTGCTCGGGCGTCTCGCCGGGCCTGCCCTTCTCGGCCGCCTCCGCGACCGCCTTGGGTGTGGGCGTGGTCGTCTCGGTCGTCGTCTCCGACATGTTCTCTCCCTCGCGGAGAAAGTCCCCAACCTCGCGTCGGGGGTGGCTAGTGGCTGCCGCGGCGGCGGCGAGCGAGATACGCCTTGACGGTGCGGTCGTCTAGACCTGCGAACACGTCCTCAATGGCATGGGCTGGGATGTTGGGCGTCCGGCCGTTGCGGATGGCGTCTCGGTAGAACTCGAGGTCAAGTTTCGTCATGTGGCCCTCCGCACTTGAACGAACATGCGCTCGCCATAGCCGTCGGGGTCCGCCTCGATCCGATAGCCGACCATCTCATAGTCGCCCGAGACGAGCGATTCCGTCTTGGATGCGTGCGCGCCAACCGAGTCGAGCCGAATACCTCGAGCGTCCTCGAACTCCAGCACCACAGACCGGCAGCGGTCGGCGCGTCCGGCATACATGGAGGCTGTGTAACGCTCGGAAGCAACAGAGGTGTAGTTGAGTCCGCGCATATTCAGTCGCGCTAGAACGTCGTCCCATGACAAGTCCGCGTCAAAGTTGACGCCCTTGAACGCCCCGCCCAGATCCTCGGTACGCGACTCCCACTCGATGAGCTTGCGGGCGGTCCCCTCGAGGTCCGCTCGCAAGTCGCCCATCTCGTATCCAGTGCCGTCCGGGAAGTTGCGCTTGTCCAAGATCCTCTGATAGTGCAGATATTCGCTATCAAGGGTGGCGTCGCTGATCCCGTCGAAGGGGTCGCGGCCCGCCTTGATGTTCGCGGCGGCAGTCTTGGCCCACCGTTCGGTGTAGGTGTCGTATTGAAGGACACCCGTAGCCCGCTCGTCGGGGTCAGAGATGAGGCGGAAGTCGTAGTCGGCCTTATGGGATGGCGCCTGCTCCCATTCCTCGACAGTCAGCGGTCGCCCTGGAGCGTGTCCCTTTAGTGGTTTGGCGACACCATCCGGCGCAGTGAGCGCCTTGCCGAAGCGGATTACGGGCCGGGTCGGTGCTGCGACTACCGGGACGGCCGGCGCGGAGGCGACGCGACGGGCGGTGGACGTGATGTAGCCGTGCGACTTGAGGAGCGCGAGCGCCTCGTCGCGGCCCTTGGCTTGGGCGAAGATCCCGTCAGGGGTGAGCCGCGCTCGACCATTCGTCGCGAGCTCGGTCGTGGACATCTTGCCGAGCCCGCCGTCGCGTCGGGCGTTGACCACTCGGGAGAGATCCGCGCCCTCCATTAGCGCCTTGCGCTCGCCTTCGGTCAGGTCTGTGATCTGGTCGAACGTCGGGTCCACGCCGTCGTGACTGCCCGGGTTGGCGAGCGTTGTCGGGACGTGTATGCAGTCGCAGCGCGGGTGGCGCTGGAAGCCTTGGCTGTAGCGGTACTCGCGGCCGGCGAGGACCGCACACGGGCCACAGCACGGCGGATTCACCATGCGAACCCACCCGACGCCCGGGCGGACTGCGATGGCCGTAGCAGCCGCTGCACGGCCCGCGTCGGCGATCTGCGTGTGGATCGCCATGTCGAGCCACTTGCCGCCAGCCGCGAGCGACTGCGCCTCTTTCGCGCGGATCTTCGCGCCCTCGAGCAGCGAGCCCAGCGGCCGCCCGTCCGACGCGATCCCGGCGAAAGCGCCTGGGTTCACTTGGGCCAGCGGCGGGATGGCGTCGCCGTACTCCGCGAGTGTCGCTGCGACGTAGGCCGCGCCGCCCCTTGCGGCTCCGAGTTGGGCGGAGGCCGTGAGCAGGTTGACCCGCGGGCCGACCTTCGCCCACGACGAGTCGATGTCATCGAGCCTCATCGCGGACCACTCGGAACGGCTCAGCCCCAGCGTCGCGACGATGAGCCGCTGCTGCGTCTGGTAGTGGTCAGAGACCGCCCGCGGTAGCACCCGCGCCACCCGTCAGGCTGCGAGCCGCGTTGAGGATCGGGTCCGACGACTCCTCTTCGTCGAGATACTGGCGCTCCTTGGCTTTCCGCGGCTCTGACCAGCCGAGCTCATCCCAGTAGCCCTCCCTGGACAGCACACCGACGCTACGCCGCTTCATCAAGGCGTCCTCGCGCTGAGCGATCGTCGGCGTGGACGGGTCGAACCAGTCCACCGTCACCGCGTTGTCCTCGAGCCATTCGCCCGTCATGAAGCGCCACTGCAAACCACCCAGCC